GTCCACGCTTCGCATCCATCAACACAATGTTATCCGCGCCACCCTCCTCTGGCTGAAACACACCCCACGTCGTAATCGCACTGTAATCCGCCGTCTCCTTCTTACTAAACGCCGTATCATAGCTCTGCATAATATAACTCACAGGCGGTATCGTTTCCTTCTCCCACGTATTCCACCACTCCTTCTTGATAATCGCCCCCTCTTCCGCCGTAGGGTTTTGCTGCCACTGTGCATTCCACTTGGCCAAGGACAGTGAAGCCTTGACCCTTAACAATTCATCCTTCTTCCAGAACTCTGGCCAAAGAATGTTGTCACTTGGCAGTATCGCCGGAAACTCTATGACATCCCACTGGTCAGACATCACGTCCGAAGCCTGTGCCTTGATCAACTTGCCCGTCAAATCCTTCAGCGACCACCGCGTCATCACCACAACAATCGAACCACCAGGCTGTAACCGCTGGCGAGGACCAGACGTATACCACTCATACGCATTCTCCATCGCCGTCTCCGATAACGCATCCTGTTCCGAATGCGGATCGTCAATAATCAACAAATCCGCACCACGACCAGTTATCGCACCTCCAACACCCGCTGCAAAATATTCACCCCCCTGGCCCGTCTCCCAACGGCCAGCAGCCTTGGAATCCGCTCGAAGCTCCACTTCAGGAAAAACCTGCTTGTAAATCTCCAACTCCATAAGGTTCCTTACCTTACGTCCAAACCGCACAGCCAACTCAGCCGTATGCGTCGTCTGAATGATCTTTAACTCAGGATTCTTGCCTATTAACCACGCCGGTAACAAATAAGACGCAAACTCACTCTTCGTATGACGCGGCGGCATGTTGACAATGATCCGTGAACCGGGGTTCTTGGACAACTTCTCAAACTGCTTCGCTACCTGCTTGTGATGGGACCCCTCTATAAATCCGTCATATACATGCTTGACGAAAACCATAAAATCGTCCTTGGCCCGTTGGCGAATGTCCAAGGTACGCTTCGCCTCCTCCAAGGCCAGTACCTCACGTACAATATCATCAGGCGCATTTAACATCTTTAAATCCCATGTGAATCCATATAAGATACTATAAAGTTAACAATTAAAGGACCATTGTCCATGGCTGATGTAATAAATATACACGGAGATGACGAGGGACCCAAGCCTCTTGTATGCCCGTCCTGTGACGGTATGAGATTTTTCCTCTATCCAGATAACATGGCCCAATGTGTCGATTGCGAAACAGATTACGAAATACGGCTGTTTGGAACCATCTACCTTGTTCCAGAAGATCCCAAATGAAATTATATATGCAAAAAATTGTGGGCCACTTTGTTTCAAAAACAAGGTGGGGGGTCCGGGAATGATAATTACCAGCAATTATTTGCGTAAAACACTTCTTTCATCCTTCGTCTGAAAGAAGGGCGGCCCGCGCCCGACGTGCCACGGGCAACGAAAAAGCCGGAGGTCAATTGACCTCCGGCCTAAGTACCTAAAGCCCGATCAATTAGTTGGATACTTGCCAACCCGATAGTTGTTCTCATACTCCCAAAGCTTGCGCTTTAGTTCCGCATTTTCTTCGCACAACTCACGGATACTCTCTTTATGTTTGCAAGCTTCATTCTCAATAAGCTTGTCTCGCTTGTCGTGATTAGTTGTGTTGGCTAACTCATCAAACAATTGCTGCAAACCTTTAAGCATTAGATTGTCTGTCATGGTTCAAACTCCCTTGTTTTTTGTAAAGCTTACTTTATGAGCAGATGGCGTTTTTGGCACAATGCAAGCGTCAATTTCTGCAATTGTTGCGCCATGTTTTAACGCCAATTCTTTTAAAGCTTGGACATCTGCTCCGCCACCCTTGGAGGCGGATTCAATAGATAGTGTGAAATCTTTTCCGAAATGATTTCCTAAACCTATCTCGCGAAGTACGTTTTTTTGTTTATTGATTTCCGAAGCTTTCGCCAAGATAGGACCGGCAAAGTCTATGAAAGTCGCCTTGTTGTTAAACTCTTGATCACCTACTGTAATTGTTTTCATCTTTCTTGCTTTCTCTGTTTGTTTAAAACATGAATGTTTTACCATGAATAATGGGATAGTGGCAACCCCCACAATGCATTTAGTTGAAATTAATTTCTGGCACAATTTGCTAGGTTTACGGTTCAAGACACCAAGCTCGAGGTTTAGTTATTAGTTGTATACGTACTAATACGCATACACCGCCGCCGGCAGCGCCGGCGGCAATTCGTCATATCCCGACCCCGACCCGACCCCGACCCGACCTGGCCAGCTGGTAAATTTTAACCCGACCCGACCGACCCGAATTGTTTGACATTATCCCGTGGATGGTGGTATTCTGAACCCGTCAACAACTGTAAACAATTGAAGGATTTAATTATGCCTAAACCTAGATTTACACAATTTTTTTCAACCGATAGCGCGAAGGCTATCAAAGCCAATAAATACGGCCACTTAAACGCTATCAATTATATGGCGCAAGCCGACACCGGAAGCTTAGGCTTTAAAAAGTATTTCACCCTATGCGCTGATGCTAGCGACGGTTGCCGCGAGCTATGTTTAGGAAAGTATAGCGGCCAAGCTGCAATAGTTACGGATCTTGAAAACGGAATGAATGCAACCCGTAAAAGTCGCATTGCCAAAGCGCAATGGTTCATGGAAGACAACAAGGCTTTTATGGCCGAGATGAATTATCACGTTCACGCAATGGTACGAAAAGCCAAGCGTGAAGCACTAACGCTAGTGGTACGTCCCAACGGTTCAACGGATGTAAAATTTGAGAATATCAAGAACGCTGAAGGGTTATCTATATTTGAACAGTTTCCAGAAGTTCAATTTGTAGACTATACCAAAACCATGCAAAGAATGCTTAATCCTAATAGGCCAAGCAATTACCATCTAACATTTAGCCGGTCCGAAACCAACGAGCACGAGGCTATCCAGGTTTTAGCTAGCGGCCACAATGTCGCGGTGGTGTTTGGCCATGGGCAGCCGGATAGGTACTTAGGCCATCGCGTAATTGACGGAACGGAACATGACTTGCGACACCTGGATCCATCACCCGTTATTGTGGGGCTAGATCCTAAGGGCAAGAAAGCCAAAAACGACACAAGCGGTTTTGTAGTGAGGGATTATTGATATGGCTTTGTACGTGTTACCAAATGGCAACGGCATTGTGCCGTTGGATACTCAAGCAAACACCCCGCACACGGACACTAGCAGAATGTTTGCTAGTGCATGGGGGGCGGCAAATCATTCCGATGCCCCGCCAGTCACACCCTTCAAGAAACAAATGGAAGCGGAGCATATTTACGCCACAAGAGATATTTTTGAGAACGGGTGGAAAGTAAGCGGCCTTACCCCGTGCGGTATCCGCGCAATCTATACAATAGACCTAGGGCCGAAATGATTAATATCGGCGCCGGTTGTTGACACATCGAGTAGGCGCTGCAACCTGGCTTGGCCAGGTTTACCCCGGAGGGTTTTCCTTTCTCCCCTCCGGGGTCTTTTATACTCCAGGCCCAGGCCAACTGCTGGGGCGACCCGATCCCGAACCCGACCCGACCGACCCGACCCGACCCCGACCGACCCCGATCATGTGGTCCAGCAGCCCCGACCAACTGTCCCCCGACCAAAGACAAGGCACAATGGTCCCCGACCCGACCTCCCCCGACCCCGACCGGCCCGACTTGAGGCCATGTTCCATTAATCCCCGACCATGGACCCCGTCAAACAAATATAGGTTGGAGGATGAGAGGGCCTTAACAAGGTAGAAACTTACGCCGCCAGACTGACAATAGGCGAAATTCCAAGCAACTTGGTGGGCTGATACATTTACACGGTTAGTCTTGGTTGTTTTTAGTTCTATCCAAAAGGGTATGCCTTCCGCACACACATGAACATCTGGAACGCCGCCGCCATAGCGGTTTTCAATTCGTGTGGTGTGCCAACTCTTCGGCATTTTCTCCCTTAGTTTCTTCCAGAAGTTTGCCTCCGGTTTTTGTGTCATCTACAACCTCATATTCTGCGTCAAAGACGTTGGGGTGTGACTTTCTCAATTCAGTAAGTCGGGTTTCTATTTCTTCGCGGCTCATATTTTCGATAGCGTGGAAGTGATTTGTCTCTCGCCTGTCAGTAGTTAAACCACCCAAGGCGGATCGTGTTTTTTCAGCATTTATGGCGGCAGAAAATTGGCCTGTCTCTTCGGCACCCAAGGAAAGATCTCTTAGCCGTTTCAATTGCCCCATGAGAGTAACACCATATTTTCTTTCGCGCTCTTCGCGTAACTCTGCGATGTACTCCGCAACGTGCGGAAAATATTTGGGGTTCAAAAGTTTATGCGCTTGAATCTTCGCAATTCCATTCTTGTCGGAATATCCGGCCTTCCTCGCGCACTCAGCATTTGAGTGAGTGCCATCAACGAAGTGCCTTGCAAAAGTCTTTTGACGGTTGGTCAATTTTCTGCCGTAGGACTCTTCTATTTCTTCCGCTTTGGTATCAATTCGCTTTTTCATCTCGTTACCCCTATATACACTCTTTTTCAAAACTAACCCTAGTTTCCCATGATTTCAAGGATGTCTTCGGCTAGAAAAGTGTAACGAAACACCCTAAAGTGTAACGATGTGTGACGGGAAGTGTAACGAGCAGTATTGTTATATTTCAGTTATTTAACTACTGTTTTTCGACACTCGTCACACTTTTACACTTTTTCATGTCCAAAAGTTGTTTTTCAAAAACATTTTTTTCATTTCGCCAGTATATATGTGACGGCAAAAGAAAACCCCCTAGTCACTAGCATGACTAGGGGGCATCTTCGTTGCGTTGTTTGATATCCTTGTTCGCCGAAAATAACAATTACTTTGAGGGAACGAACTGGCAGAATATCTTTTTTAGGCTTTTTTAACAGGATGCCCTGATGACCACAACGCTGACCTCATGCATAACAATCCCTCAAAGTTAACTTTATAAACGCTCTCGCAATTCATCATCATCATAAGTGAAACAACACTTATTACATATCCACTTATCGTCTATAACTTCGTGTGGTGAGTTGCGAACATCAAACACGCTGCCACAACAATCGCACATAGTATTGTCGCCGTAGTTTGGATCAGCCCTATTCATTGTTCATTTCCTTAACCATCGCATCTGGATAATCGGCGCGAAGATCTTGAATGCTGTCATATGTTTCATGGACAGTGGTAAATGCTTCACCATCACATTCAGGGCAAGGCGAAACTGAGAACAGCGTTTCGCTTCGTTGATGTTCAATTTTTCCAAAGCCTTCGCATTCTTGGCATTGATCTTTGATTTCGTATTCCATGTTACACCTTTAAATTACCTTGTTGACCTTTATACAGTACTCCCATACAATCCCATGGTCAATAACTTTTAAAGGAGAAATCAAGTGAATTATCAAGATACATTTTTTAACCAGTGCCTTGCAGATTTAGAAAAGCCGGAAGGCTGGAACAACTCAAGCTGGCACAACGATGCTTGCCCAAGCTGGTCTGTGAATGGTTGGCAGATCTTTATTGATCATCCAGAGCCAGATCGACGCGAGCTTGGTCCTGACATTAAACGATTTAGCGTTGTGTTGGAGTCAGAATACGGTGAGGGCGAGCCATCGGTATTGGAGACAGACGCCTGGACCGAAGTGCTGACGTTTGTTGCCGAACCAGTTATGTCGCGGGAGGACTGAACAATGTCTACTAGAGCGATTTATACTTTTTCGGATGAGGACACTGCGCCCATCCACGTTTACAAACATCACGATGGTTACCCTTACGCCTCTTATAATAGAGGTGAAGCCGGCGGTTTGCTTTGGATCAAGAAAGCAAAAGAATTGGCTTGGGAGTTGCCAAGGTTTGAGGCGGACGAGTTCGCCGCTTCATTTGTTGCGGCCAATAAAACGGAGTCGGGCGGCTGCCGCTTGATAACTACTGAACACCCGTGGGAATACGCGAGTGATGCTGAATACTGGTACAAGATAAAACTAGCTGTTCCCGCACTTGATGTTTGGGTGGACGTTTACGAAGTTGATTGGAGCCAAAATCCTACTAGCACTTTGATAATGGAAGGTTCCCTATCCGAATTGATTTATAGTGAGCAGTCACCACGGCATAGTCGTTTTGAAGCCTCGCCATACTATGGAGAGAAAGACGAGTTAGGTAATGAGCCTATTTTAGGGTGGGGCGTTTTACAACCTGATGGAGAATGGATCATAGAAGATGGGCTAACCGAAGCCGAAGCTGAAGCCAAGGCTGATGAACTAAACAGAAGTTGTGGTTTAGCGGAGGCATCGTAATGCATAAATTATTTTTTGATAACGACAAGAATAATACCTTGTCGGACATGGTAGCGTGGGCGAGTGATCGTCCACGCAAAATCCCATACGTTAAAGAATACACTGACGATATGGGATTGTGGTTGGTTAAGGACGAAGGCATCTATCTGATGTCGCCAACTGATGAGCGGTTCGTTGATAAGAAAGGAACGAAAAACAAAGTTGTTTACGCTAAAGGCTACAAACCTACGAAGGCAAACCGCGACACATTGTGGAACAAAACTCACGACGTTAGCCCTGATGACTTCGCGGAGTTTATACCTTTGACCGGCGACCAACTCCGGCGAGCCAAGAACGGTTACCCAATTAGAATAGAACTGAGCGAAACTCAATTGAACATTTTAGTTTGACGGGACGGTCTGGCGGGGTTCATACTCCGCCGGACTACCTCCCTGTGAGTCGCGCCGATCTTGGCAGCGGCTCGAAAACCTGGCCCCAGCCGCAAGCTGGGGTCTTTTTTGTGCAGTCCCGACCCCGACCCGACCCCGACCCGACCCCGATTAAACATTTGACAGTGTACCATGGTCCATGCTTATACTACCATTATATCACGGCAATCATGCTGGGATAAAATAAGGAGATGATTATGGGTTCTGTTATTGAAATTCTTCAACCGAAATTTAAGGTTGTTAGCTTGGTTCTCAAAAGCCGGAGCGGTTTGATTTGCCACGCCTACTCTGAGAAGGTTCGCAAAATGATGCAAGACAAACAAGCTGGTGTGAAGAAGGCGGCGAAACGTGAGAAGCGTGTTCCAGAGGAAGAGTATGAGGCTTGTTTTTACAAGTTAGATGATGGGACTTACGGTTTTCCTTGCAACGCTTTTAAGCAAGCGGCCATTCGTGCTTCGAAGATGGTTGATGGAATTACGATGACTGATGCACGTCAGATGTTTTTTATTCGTCCAGATGGTCGTGACATCGACCGTCAAATTGATTGTGTTCGCATTCATGGCGAACCTGTTATGAGGACGGATGAGGTGAAGGTCCAACAGTCTATGGATTTGCGTTACCGTCCTGAGTTTCCCGAATGGTCAGCGACGTTAAATATCGAGTACGACGACGACAACATCACGTCTGATGCGATTGCCTCACTTCTTTATCGTGCCGGTATGTCAGTTGGAGTTGGAGATTGGCGTCCAGAGCGCAACGGCGATTTTGGACGTTTTGAAATTGGTGATGTTGCTGTCGATCAATTTGAAGAGGCGGCATAATGTTAGATAAAAATGTTTTGGCTGATCAATTAGAAAAAATTGATTCAACGGAAAATGGTTTAACGCCGGAAGCAGTTGTCAGGGTCGCAAGTGACCCTGACAATCCTCTTCATTCTCAATTTGAGTGGGATGACAAGAAGGCGGGGCATATGCACCGTCTTCAACAAGCACGATCCTTAATTAAACGTGTGAAGATTATCACCCCAGCGGGAAACTTGACGCCTAAGTATGTGTCGGTTGAAATTTGTCAGCAGCGCCAATACGAACCACTGCATCGCGTGGTTCAAGACCAGCCCAAATTTGATTTTGTTCTCAAAGAGGTTCTGGTTCACATCGAAGAACTGTCGTCAAAGATCGAAGCTCTTGCGGATCTTTCAACTAAAGACGAACAAGTTGAACGGGCTCACGAGATGCGGAATGTTTGTAAGGATCTTCGTCGAGTTGCAGAGCTTATTCTCTAAAAGGCAGTTGCGGCAAGGCTAGGTCAGGCGGGGCGTGGCCAGGTCCGGCACGGTTTGGCAAGGCAAGGCAAGGCAGTTCCGGCATGGTTTGGCAAGGTTAGGCAAGGTGCGGCAAGGCGCTGCGGGGCAAGGTAAGGTAAGGCAGTTACGGCGGGGCCGGGTCGGGTTCGGCAGGGCGCGGTCAGGCGTGGCGCGGCAAGGCAAGGCAGTTCTGGCGTGGTTTGGCAAGGCGAGGTCTGGCATGGTGCGGTCAGGTAAGGCAAGGCAGTTATGGCAAGGCTCGTCAAGGCATGGTTGGGTTGGGCCACGCATGGCAAGGCAAGGCAATTAAGGCATGGACATTGGTCCATGTTTGATGTTAGGATCTCAATTATTCATTTAGAAAGGAGAAAGTGAGATGCCGAATTGGACAAAGAACGAATTAACCGTTGAGGGCGAAACGAAAGAGGTTCGCCGTTTTCTCAAACACATGGGCGAGGGGTTCTCTTTTGAGAAGATCATTCCCATGCCCGAAGATTGTTTCAGGGAGAACTTGGGCGAAGCGGAGAGAAAAGAGTGCGCGACCAAGGGTATTCCCAATTGGTACGATTGGTGTTGTGAGAATTGGGGAACCAAGTGGGATTGCTCTGAAGTTGAGATAGATCAGATTGCCTGTACCACAACCTCTAAGTACAGTTGGGTGACCTACAGATTTCAAACGGCGTGGGATGCGCCACACCCTGTTATTGCAAAACTGAAAGCTGATTGGCCTGATCTTGCCTTTTATGGTGGGTACGTCCATGAGGGTTACGAAGGCTGTGGGAGTTTTTGACATGAGATATTACGTAATGTGCTTGACGGGTGAAGAACGCGATGCCGTTTTGGATCTTGTTCGATCTACTTTGAACAAAGACGATTACCCTTCGTTTTTAACCTACTGTCAGTTCCATATGCCAGAAGGTAAGGAACCTTATGGAGCTCATGCTTCCCTAAACCGCAAGCTTACGGCTGTTGAGAAGAAGCTTGAACTACCATCAAGATCCTACAACCAAGCAGAAAGGTTTGTGTCATGAAAAACCAAGTCATTTCTTTATACGATTACACGGGCGAAGCACTTCAACCGTGGGCAGAGGCCGGCTATGACTGCTTCGCGTATGACATCCAGCATATTGCTAAACCAATGGACATAACAGGATTGAAAAAAGTGAGAAAATGTCCTTCGGTTTTTTACTTCCATGCGGATCTTTACGATCACGAGACATTGCTGGAGATCTTGGTGCGGCATTCGGGGAAGGTAGCTTTCATGTCAGCATTTCCACCTTACAATGACTTGAGCGCATCGGGTGCCGTGTGGTGGTCAAAGAAGAGTGCTGAAGACCCTCAGTTTCAAAACAATGCAGCGGAGCACGTTAAAAAGTGTTCGTTTTTAGGGGCGGCGTTTGGCTGCCCCCACTACATCGAAAACCCTGTCGGCGCCTTGTCCAGGTTGTGGAGAAAGCCCGACCATGTGTTTAACCCTTATGAGTTTGGGGGTTATCTGGCACGGGATGATCAGCACCCCCGTTGGCCAGATATAATACCACCACGGGATGCCTATCGAAGGCGCACTTGTCTTTGGACAGGTGGCGGTTTTACAATGCCAGAGAATAAGGATGTTCCTTTTATCAACGTGGTATGCAAGCGCAAAGATCCCAAGAAAGGGGTTAACTACTCACCTATTCAAGTAAAGACGGGTGGGAAATCACTGAAAACCAAGAACATCCGAAGTGCAACACCGCGAGGTTTTGCGAAGGCGGTATTCTTGGCAAACCAAAGAGACATTGACGCTCGTTTTGGCGTCGGAGGAGAAATATAATGTTTGATACAGAAAAAGTTCCATGCCCCGTGTGCCACGGCAATGGGTACGTGCGTGACGAAGAAGGCACTGCTGGTTGTGACACCTGTGATTGCCAAGGCGAAATCACGGCTGAACAAAAGGATTGCTTTGAGGATTTAATTTTATGAAAAGGAAGAAGAAAATGGGTTGGGAATATTTTGCTATGATTTTTGTCGGCTCTTTGATTGCCGGCCTCTATCAGTATTGGTGAGGTGATATCATGCTGGAAGCTTACACCATCTTTTGGATAACTGCTTTTGTAGTGGGGATAATTTTCTTATGAGTAACTGGAGAATGCCCATACGGCTTGCTGATGGTACGCCTGTCATCGCGGTTTTTGGTGACGGGCCTGTGTGGCATGACACTGCGCCCCAGACGCCGGAGGAAGTGGATTGGCTTGAAGATGCTACAGACGGTTGACTTGTTTTCGGGCATTGGCGGATTTTCGAGGGGGCTCGAGGCAACGGGATTTTTTAAGACGACCCGATTTGTGGAGAACGACCCCTACTGCCAAGCCGTCTTGCGTCATCATTGGCCCGACATCCCGGTTTTAGGAGATATAAAGAATGCTCGACGACCCGACTTCCCCGAAAGAACCGACCTTGTTTGCGGAGGCTTCCCTTGTCAGCCGTTCTCCCAAGCGGGAAAGCAGCAAGCTCAAGACGACCCCCGACATCTCTGGCCGGAAATGTTTAGAATTATCAGGGAACTCCGGCCCACTTGGGTGTGTGGAGAAAATGTTACTGGACTCGTGCGATTGGGCTTGGACGAAGTACTCACTGACCTGGAAGGCGAAGGCTACGCCACGAGGACGTTTAATATTCCAGCTTGCGCGACAGGCGCACCCCACCTCCGACAACGATTATGGATTATTGCACACGCCAACAGCGAAAGCGAACCAGACCAGCCCCTCGATGGTGGAGCGGGGTCACGGCAACTGGGTTTCGAATTTGTGGCCGACACCAAGAGCAACTTCAAGGATGGCTTATCACGAAAGCCCGACAAAGAGCCAGATCGAAGGCACACACGGTTGGAACCTAAATGCGGCAGTAACGGACAGTCTGGCCGACGACCCGGCCCGACTTTGGCCGACCCCAAATGTACAGGACTTAAACAAGGCCACGAAGAAATGGCGCGAGGATCATCAAAACAACTTAACGGCGGCGGTGTTCAATCCCGAAAAGATGTGGCCGACCCCATCAGCCCAAGAACCGGGGTGGAAGAATATAGAGGTGGTGGACAAAGACGGGAATACCCCAACCCATCACAACCAGAGGTTTTACGACAAGAAGACAGGAAGATTGGTACAGAAAGGTCTGAGTCAAGTGGTGGTAGGCCCGAAGACCACTGGTCATTTGAACCCGAAGTGGGTCGCTTGGTTGATGGGCTACCCAATCGAGTACCTCAGTTGCGTGCCTTGGGGAACTCAATCATCCCGCAAATCGCGGAAAGAATAGGGTACGCTATCGCATCAACATTAAAAGGAGAATGAGATGAGTTTTTTAAAATGGTTATTTGGGTGTGTTGAGGAAGAAAAAGTAGAACCGTTTAATTCAAAGGGTTTGAAGCGTGTTCATAAGTGGTGTCGCGCTGGTAAAAGCGGCAAGGTTATTGTTTGTCCCCATTGTGGGCATGAGCACACTGTCTACCAGTTTAGCTGGAGTAACAGGCGTTGTTTAAACTGTGAAGCAATGGTTGATAAGTATGACTGGTTCTTGGGTAAGTAAAGCACTGATAGCTGGAGTTTTTCTCGCGTCAGCGCCTGTACTGGCTGATGAAAAGAGGTGCTTGGCTGAAGCTATGTACTTCGAGGCTAGGGATCAGGGTTGGCAGGGGATGCTGGCGGTGGGGGTTGTCATCAGAAATAGGGTAAATGACCCCCGATACCCAGATAACATTTGCAGTGTGGTAAAACAGGGCCGATACTGGAAGGGTAATCCTGTTCGCCACAAGTGCCAGTTCAGCTATTGGTGTGATGGCAAGCCAGAGCGCCCAGCTGAAAAGAAACCTTGGACCGTGGCCCTCGATATAGCGAGGATGCTTATTTCGAGTAAGGTAGAGATAGAAGGGTTAGAAGACGCAACCCATTATCATGCTACATCAGTCCAACCATCGTGGGCGTCAGTATTAAAAAAGAAAAAGCAGATAGGGGAGCATATTTTTTACGCTAACAAAAAAGGTGGTTAGTGATGTCCTCGATATATGTTATTTTGGTTGTGATGTTTATGCTCAATCCGGCGCACAGAGATGAGCCTGATGTTCTTGAGATATTAAGTGTCAACGGAAAGCCTTTGCATTTTGAAACGATAGAAGAATGTTCTCAACACATCGAAAAGAACGGTTTTGAAATAGCAAGATTTGCAATTGAAGAGTTTATGCCCAAGCCAGTGCTGGTGAGGGGCATCATATGTGTTAATAAACAAGAAGCATTGGGAGTAGGTGTCTAAATGGCGCAGAAAGCACAACAAAATTACAAGGCAAAAACCAAGATACGAAGGCGTAATAATTTACGACCTTTAAACATACGCAAGAAGTTGGGTCCGAAGTCGGCCTTTTTGGGAACACGTAAAAAGAAAAGAGGCCAAGGCTAGGCGTATGGAAACTTGGGCGTGAAGTAAATGTTTTTGGTTTCTATATTAACGTATGCCATTGTGAGCCCGATCTTCTTTTGAAAGTCAGATCGTTTTCTATATATTCGAGCGGGTACTTTTCTTCCAGGGTTTGTTCTTTCTCTATCAGCTTTTGAATCAAAAAAGAAAAGTTTTGCTGTCTCAGGGTGAACAGCAATTAAATCAATCGGGGAACGCTGGGCCAGTATGTTGGTAAAGACATAAAACTTCTTCGATAAAAGAAATTCTGCCAAGATTAGCTCACATCTGTCTCCTAGAAGGTGCGACTGTTGTATCATCATCCACCTTTATTGCATCTAAATCATACCCCATAGCATTAAGTATTTGTTCTACCTTGTAAATAGAAGGTTCTTTGATTTTTCTTCTCTCATAATTTTCTATAGTGTTTGAAGAGATGCCTGACATATTAGCAAGTTCAGTGCGTGTTAGGCCACTCTCCTTTCGAACAGAAAAAAGAATGTCTGCCCAATGAACAGAAAGTTGCCAATCAGTTGGGCTTCTTGTTTTCCACTTCAAAGTCATCCAAAATTTCTTCAAAACCTTCGGAACTGTCGTTGTTCATAATACCCAGAGTCGTTGTCATTAACCTAGATATTAAATGCAACACAGCAATCATTCCTATGTCCCTTGCGCCTGTCTCAAGCGCAACGCGAAAAAGAACCACAGACTTTCCAGCCCCGGTGAGTTCCGTGCAACTATCCTCGATTGCACGGATCTCTTGATAAAACCTTTCTAAACTCATGCGTCTGCTATCTGCAAATTAGAGTAAAGATGTCTTACATCAGAATCTTTTGGTGATTTCTCAGAAACGTCAACCAAAAACGCAATCTGCTGCGCGGGTGATCTGTGGTTCTTCTCAGCCATAGCCCAAAGCTTTTCCCAAGTTGGGATTGGCACAGCTACGCTTTTGTACTTCTTAATATCAGGCATTCGTTTTCTCCTTTATCTTAGCCATTCTTTAAGTTCCTCGCCCATTACCACACTGGCAATGTCCATTTTGTTTCGTAAGGCTTTGACAATCTGTTCGTCAATAGTCCCTTCCGAAATTAAATCTATGTAGTTCACATGCTCTGTCTGTCCAATGCGGTGCGCTCGATCTTCCGACTGCATCCGTATCGCCAGGTCAAAGCTGTTTGCAAAATAAATTACTGTCTGCGCTGCCGTTAAGGTTATCCCGTATCCACCCGTCTGCGGGTTGCCAACGAAAAACCTTGCGTCACCTTCCTGAAAGCTCTCAATGGCCGTGGACCGTGCCTCGTCAGACGTGTCTCCGAAATAGTTGACCGTGGATCGTGGGCCATACTTCTTTGATAAGGCTTCGGTGATTCGCTTCACGTCATACCTAAATCGTGACCAGATAATGACCTTACCTTCAACCTCTTCCAGACAATCCATCAACTCGTTGAGGCGGTTATCTTTAATCTCAATCATCTCGCCGCTATCAACTTTCGTATGACCGGAAAGCACTTGCTGCATCCGTAGAAGCTGGGTCATAACATTATTAGCAGTCATAAACTCTTCGTCTTCTATGTGCGCCAAAGCATACTTTTTTAGTTCGTCATAAATTCTTGCCTGATCCCCGGAAAGTGCAACACTCCTCTGGGTGTAGATCTTAGCGGGAAGATCTAGGCAGTCCTCCTTCATTACGCGACTAGAAAAGTTTTTCAAAAAGCCAGACAATTCTTCCAGATTTCTGTATCCAACAACCCGATTAAAAGAGTGTGTGCCAACGCTTTGTTTCTTCATCACAGCGTAGCGATACTGATATTGAAAATAGTTGTCGCCACAATCTCCAAGCAACGTCTTATCAAGAAACCGACACTGCGCCCACAAATCCATAGGCGATTGCGTGACAGGAAAGCCTGTCAAGATGCGCTTGTACTTCGCCAGTTCAGACATCTTGATGAGAGCTTTTGTCCTCGAGGCTTTGGGCGACTTGATTGCTGTTGACTCATCAACCGCCAGAAGAGCCTGTGATGCCTTGAGGACGCCTACCAAAAACTTTTGGCCTTTGACCGTGGACAGTGCTTCAATATTCATTACCAAAATGCGAAAGTTTTCGGCTGGCTCCATAAAGCTTAACAAGTCTTGCTTCAATGCTCGTGGCGGCGTGGGCCTCCAAATCGCTATCAGGGAATCATCCCGAACCCGATCAGGCATGTGTGCAGGTATTTCAAGGTTAGCCCAGTTTCGATAAACGCCCTTGGGAGCAACAACAATAAAAGTGTCGATCTCCCCACGCTCTCGAAGCATGGCGGCATTGTCTATACACACTTTAGACTTGCCCGTCCCCATTTCCATAAAATAGGCCCAATTCTTTTTATTCCAAGAAAGGCTCAACACATCGTCCTGATGCTGGTATGGTTTGGTCTTGTATTCATAGTCTGTCATGCATGGGATTATATGTCCCATGATTTACTATTGCAATTAAAAAAATGATTCGTTAGTATCGGCGTTGTTAAGAACTTGAGAAATGAGAAGTTAATGAACAGTACAGTTTACGTGACGCAAGAGAACCCCCGTGTGAACATAGTATCAGCTTCACAATGGGGCGACCTCGAACCCCTTACAAATCCATTTGATCAGATTCATATGAACCCGGCGCGATTGGTTTCGCAAATACGGCGGAAGCTTCGCGGGTTTGGTGATGATGATTGGCTGTTAGCTATGGGTGATCCAGCGATCATTGGCGTAGCGTTTGCGATTGCTGCTGAATTAAACCGTGGCCGTGTCAACCTTTTGAAGTGGGACAAGATGGAGAAGTCCTATTATCCCGTGAAGATAGGTTTGCGTGGTGGCGGCATTGAGAATTTAACCCCTGACGAGGAGATACGTAGATGAGTAATCAAGACTTGTGGAGTACGATAACTGCTGATGCTGAAGCGTTTGATGATGTTACAACCGAAACAGGCCAAGAGCTTTCTGGGTTGATCAAAACTGTAGGGTCAATTGAGAAGGAAGTTAAGCTTGCGGAGGACGTACTGAAAGACGCGAAGCGGAGGCGGGAGCGTTACTTGTATGACCTGATTCCGGCGAAGATGCAGGAGATGGGTTTAGATAAGGTTGAAGTAGAGGGCAACAAGGTAAGCCTGACAACCTTTGTTAGCGGTACAATGCCTCGAGATCCAATGCAACGCGACATTGCACTTCAACACTTACGACAAATAGGGGCGGGTGACTTCATTAAGAATGATGTCAGTGTTCGTTTTGGTGTGAGTGAAGATAATCGTGCAAGGTCTATGCAAGCAGATCTTGAAGAACAAGGCTTTGAAACCGTGGCAAAAACCTGGGTTGAACCTCAAACTCTCAAGAAGCTTATACGTGAGCGAGTTGAGAACAAGGACGAGATCGACCTAGAAATTTTTAACGCACATATTGGAACAGTAGCTAAGATAAAAGGAGAATGAATCATGGCTAAGAACGGAAAATTACCAGCTGAGTTGGCAGAAGCTTTTGAAGCGGATGTTGGTTATGGATTTGAAGAAGTAAAATCGTCTGATCTTCAGATACCTTTTCTGAGGATTATTCAGGCGTTGTCGCCGCAGTTGAAAAAGAGTGACGCTGCGTTTATTGAGGGCGCCGGCCAAGGAGACATTTTTAATACCGTGACCAACAAGGTGTGGGACGCGGATGAAGGTGTTGTGGTATTGCCGGTATTCTTTCAAATGAAGTTATTAGAGTTTGTACCCCGTAACCAAGGGGGTGGCTTTGTCGGAGAACTTTCGGCGGATTCAAACGATGTACGAACAGCCGTGCGGGACAAGGACTCCGGCATGGAGTTGTTGACCAACGGTAACGAACTGGTTCGCACCGCCCAGCATTACATCAAGATCGTTCACGAAGACGGCAATCTTGAGAATGCGATTGTGGATATGAAGAAGACGCAGCTGAAGAAGTCGCGTCTTTGGTTGTCTATGATGATGATGCAGAAGCTTATAACGATTGTAAAGAACTTCACGGTTCAATCTCTAGCGGGGAGTTGAGCATTGCTCCGCCGGTACAGGATACGGAAGTTATTACCGATCAATCTTCTGACGAAGTGCCATTCTAGGTGCAAGGGTCCCGTGTAGTGCGGGACCCTATTTTTTATGAGTGATTTAGCGCAGAGGTTTCTAGATCTTTTTACCGGATCACAAGGAGCCCATGGACAGACAGAGGTTTCAAGTCGCCAGAAAAACGGCAAGCAACAGGCAAAATACGAAATTGTCCGTGAACCGTTGACGGTGGACCTTATCCAAGATCATTTGGATGGGAAGATTGGTGTTGGGTCAATACCAATTAACGAGACGAACAAATGTCTTTTTGGTGCGCTCGATATAGACGATTACAATCTTGATCTTCCACTCTTATTTTCTAAGGTACAGCGTTTTAAATTACCGTTAATACTCTGCCGGTCAAAGTCTGGCGGGGCTCACTTATTTCTTTTTCTCTCCGAACAAGTATCAGCTTCCGAAGTTCGAGATCGTCTTGCTGAGTTTGCCGCTGTTATTGGATGGGGCAACTGCGAGGTGTTTCCAAAGCAAGAAGAACTTCTGGCAGAGCGTGGTGATGTTGGAAACTTTATAAATCTACCCTACCAGAACGCAGAATACACAACACGGTATGCGCTCAAGAAGGATGGCTCCTCCATAACTTTAGAAGGCTTCCTTGATTTAGCGGAAGAGTCACGCATCTCAGCGGAGGAACTCTCCAATATATCATTAGGCAATAGCGACGATATTTTACCAAACGGCCCACCGTGTCTTCAGCAGCTGACTGAGTTTGGCATTCCAGAAGGCGGTAGGAACAACACACTTCTAAACATAGGCGTGTACTACAAGCAAGCTTCGCCAAGCGATTGGAAAGTTTTATTGGAGCGGCACAACCAAGACTTTTGTAATCCACCTCTTCCGGCGAGAGAGATTGTTCTGATTCAGGAACAGTTGGACAAGAAAGAATACTTTTATACGTGCAAGCAAGAACCACTGCACAGCCACTGCAACAAGTCGCTTTGCCGGTCAAGGAAGTTTGGCGTAGGAGATGCTAACTCTCATGTGCCTGTGGGTGGTCTTACTGTGGTAGAGTCGGAACCTCCGGTATGGTTCATTGACGTTGACGGCGCCCGTCTCGAACTGTCCACCAAGCAGTTACAGATGCAGGTGGAGTTTCAACGTGCTTGCATGGAACAGATGTACAAGATGCCGGCCAAGATGCGGGACGCTGATTGGCGTGATTTGATTGACGGTTTGTTGAGTGATGCCACACGAATATCGGTGCCAGAAGAACTTACCCAGAAGGGCTTGTTTGTAGAGCTATTAGAAACTTTCTGCACTTCTCGTATACAGGCACACAGCCCAGAGGAATTGCTGACAGGTAAGCCGTGGACAGAGGACGGCGTTACGTACTTCAAGCTAAGTTCCCTACAGGAATTTTTGAAGCGCAATAATTTTACGCTATACACACGCGGTCAGATCACTGAGCGACTAAAAGAAATGAACAATGGAGCGGAGTCCGACAAGACCTATCGGTTTCGTGACAACAACGATAACTGGAAATCGGTGCGGGTGTGGTTTGTGCCGGAGATGCACCGTGGCGAGGTTGACTTACCGGAGGTTACATTCTCACCGGAGGACCCACCGTTTTGACCGAAGAACATGAAACTATTCTTGGGCCACCTGGAACAGGCAAGACCCAAACCAACTCTAACAAGATCAGAGAATGCATTGAGCAAGGCATCGAGCCGGATCGAATTGCTTGTGTGTCGTTTACCCGTAAGGCTGCACAAGAGAGCCGTGAGAGAGTTTGTCGTGATTGGGGTATAGACGAAAAGGACTTACCCTATTTCCAGACGCTGCATTCTATGGCGTTTAGATCTGGGGGTTATAGCTCTGACGAGGTGATGGGTAAGGATGATTTGAAGGAAGTTGGAGACGCTGTAGGCATTCCTTTCGGCAACAAGAAATCAAACATAGAAACTGATTTTGATACGTTGGGTGTGTCGAAGGGTGACTTTTACATGAGCCAGTATCATTTGGCTCGTAGTAAGAGGCTTTT